TATCACCAATTCCTTCACGAAGATTTTTTAGTGTTTTATTAACGATTTTGTCTAGGTTGTCGAATGAATTATCTAATTTAGCCATTTTATTTTTTTTATTGTTTATCTATAAATATTAACATAATGGACAAACGCCAGTTACGTTACAAATAATTTCAGTTATTAAACTATTTACTTTACTATAATCTTTTGTAGACTTGTGTTGCTTAGATTCAGCTAATGACATATATGCCATTGGAGTTGAAGGTACTGATACTAGATCCCAACATAATAATTCAAAATCGTCTTGTACTTCAACTGTTTCTCCTAATTGCTTAACACTACCCATACCACGAGATGATATTCCAAGTGGAATACCAGCCATTGCTAATGCTTTAGCAATATTACCAGCTGGTGTAGGTAATAATTGTAGTTGTCCCATTAAGTCATTTCCTTTCCACCATACTTTTGTAATAACGTGAGAGGCATTTGATAAATTAACAACAGATGCTTCAGGATGATCAAGTTCTCCTAAAGCAGTACGTGTTTTTACAGGACCGTCTGCATATTTTTTAACTTCTCTTTCAAGAATTTCTCGAGGATATACACGACCATTACCATTTTTTTGTTCAGCTTCTTGTAGTTTACCCACAAGGGTAACAAGAGATTTACCTTCACCTAACTGTTTATTTTCTAATATTGTTAGTTTAGCTGATTGGAATGGGGTGTGATCTATTAATAATGATTTATTCATATTAGTATTCGTTTTCAGCATATTGAGGATTCATATCATCTCCACCATCCGCTATTTCATTCATTACTTCACGTACAAGTGCTTCTAATTTAGATTGAAGTACATTGCCAAATCCCGCTGTATATCCAACTTGTTTCTTTTGTGGTAACATTCCTCTTACTTGTTTAAGAGCATGTTCTAAAGATTTATCATTATATGTTAGATGTGAAACTGTTGATTCATAAGTATCATCGGTAGCTTGAACATCTAGTTCATAATTACCAATCATATCTTTTAACTTACTTTGTTCATCTTTAGTAAGAGTACCATTAAATGTATATTCACCTCCTGCTTCCTTTAATTGACCTTCTTTTACAGTTTTCATTTTACCGCCAGTAGCAGCAAACTTTTGTAAGCCACGAACGGATTTAGCGTTATGAGTTAATTCACTAACACCTTTAACACCACTGTTAGTTTCTTTTTTAGCTTTATTTGATGATGCTTTAGCTTTTTCAAACCCTTTAACAGGTTTCATTGCATTTTCTTTATCAACTAATTCAGCTTCAGCTGCTTTTTCTTTTTTAGCTGCTTTAGGAGCTTTAGCTTTAGGAGCTGAAGGTGAGTCAATACCAGACAATTTTAATGCTGTGTAATAGAATGGGTTTTCAGCCAAATGATCTAAAGCAATTTTTTTAGCTTTATCTAAATTATCTGTATGTTCTGATTCAACTTTAATACCCATCCTTAATTCTTGTGGATGGATTTGATTTGGATGTAATTCTTTTTTAGGTTCTCTTTTCTTTTTACCTTCACTAAGTTTTCCTTCACTTGCATCCATACCATAAGCATCATACATATCAGGATCTTCATAATCATCTGGGGCTTCATCCTCATCACCAAATATTGCTTGTTTTTCATATTCCTCATTAGCAATCATATCAATGAATTCTTCATCTTCATCTTTTACATCCATATTTTCACTTAATATACCCTTATTTTTAAGGATTTTAACTGAATCTTTAAATGAAGTTACATTAGTAATGTATTGAGGTAATGACATACGCAAACTTCTCATGAAGTTATATTGTGACATTCTACCTTCCATTAAGTCAATGTACTGTGTTTTTATACTTTTCATAGTTATTATGCTTTTCCTTGTCCTCTATATACACGAGATTTTCTATCGTGCTTGTTATATGATTTTTTTGCCTTACCTTTTTTACGTTTACCGAATGATAATTTATGTGATGTTCCACCACCTTTAACCTTTGCCATTACTGCTGTAGATTTTTAATTTTATTATTAAGTTGGTTTACCATTTCGGAAATAGTAGCAACATTCTTTTGTGTTGCTTTCCAATATTTTACACCTTCTTCACCTTCACTTAATTCTTGCTTCATACGAGATGTATATTCTACAATACGATCAATTTCAGATAATTTACGTTTTACTTCACGAATTGCTTTATGTAATTGTTCGTTTTTAGTACGAAATTTAACATCATTTTTAAATTTAGAATATGTTACTTCATTAAGTAATTCTTTTTCAATAATATCTATTAGTGATTCGTTCATAGCGGATTTTTTACCTTTCCATAATTCTTTATAATCAAGCACTTTAGAATTTTTAGGCATTCCCGGTGCTAATTTCCATCCTGATCTTTGTGCTTGTTTAGTAGCGGCGTTTGGTCCTTGACCTTTTTTAGCAAATGCTTGAGGAGTTAAATAACCACCAGCATCGCCAGAAACAGACATTTCGTCTAGCATTTCGCGTACAAGTGATTTAATGTATTCCTTAATATCCACTATTTAACAGTTTTTAATTCTTCAATTAATTGATAATATTGTAAAAGTGAAATAACATTCTCATCTTTTACGTTTTGTGTTTTATCTAGGGGTTGTAATAACGTAATTACCTCAGTTAATTTAATCTGAGTTGTCTTGTCTACTACTGTTGGGATTAATTTTTTAATTTCTTCAGTAATAGTGCCAAAGTTTTTATTAACAAAATCACGTAATTTAGTTGTATTGGTGATATTATTAATAAATTCTTTCAATATTAATTTTTGGCGATCAGATAATGTAACGTATTTACTATTAAATTTCTCTAACAGCATACGATATGCTAATATACGAGATCCCTTATCCATACTAGTAAATTCTTCCATTACACGATCTCTAACATTTTCTTTATTGATTTCTTTACGTGTGATATGTTCAAGTAAAGTTACTTTATTATCAATAATATGTTGCGGTTCTGTAAATTCTAATGAATTATGTGCTTCAATTAGATTATAAACAGCAGCATATTCTTTATAATGGCTAATTTTAGCTTTAAAAAATTCCTCAATATCATAATGATCACGAATTTCTTTAATGATATTGTATTTCTCTTTACGTAAAGCTGTTTTATTCAAACGTAAAGAAGCCTCTAACGTTGAATTAATAAACGTTTCAGCTTTAGCTTCACTAAGAGATTTAGGGGTGATTAAGGCTTGATATAATTTATATTCCTTAGCTAATTCAGATTTGTTAAAATGATTTTTAACAATTCCAATAGCTGCAGAATCTTTATTAGATACGGTATCAGATGCTATTTGGCGAACCAATAGTTCAAATAAAATACCTGTATTCTTAAACTTCGAATGTTTTATTTTCATAATAGAAAGTATGCACTACCGATAAATATGCATTTATTGTATATTTCTAATGTTTTTTTCATCTAGTAGACTAGACTCCTGTTCCGGTTCGAATACTAACTTTTTGCGAGCTATATTCATTCCTTCAAATAATGCTTTATGTTTATTTAGTTCAGATAACCCAACTGGTGATCCACCTTTTGGCGTACCACCTTCACTAGGTATATTAGCAGTATATATTGTATTGTTATCTTTTCTACCCAATCTATCTTTACCTAATGGATCATCTTGTGTGTTAATCATTGATACTTTTTCTTGAGGACGACCAATAGGACGAGTTTCATCATATCCAGGAGGAATAGCTCCCGTTTCACCAACACCATTCCTACCTTTACCATATAATGAAGCTAGATCATGTGGTGTACCGAACGATCTACCCGTTTTAGCTGGGTCATTACCTTCATTTTCAATCTGAGCCATCCTAAATACTCGTTTCTTATCTTCAAGTACCAAATCACGATATTCATCAAATTCATCTTCACTAAATTGGAATACATTATCATAAATCCAATCTGAAGGTAATAGATTAGTATCTTGAATTGATTTAGCTAGATCAACTTTTTCTTTCCATAATGCCACCTTTTCTTGTTCATATATAATTGAGGGAACCGTTAACGATAATTCAAAATTAGCTAATGATTCACCTTCATATCCTTGAACATATAAATGTACTAATGCCATTTTATATAATTCAGATATTGCTACACGTTGAATACGTTCAACTGTTCGAGCAAATCTAATATCTTCAGCAGCTAATGTAGCTTTACCTTGTAGATCTTTTTCAAACCCAAAATATGCTTTTGGAACCTTAAGAGCAGCTAACATTTCATCACGTAAAAATACTACGTCTTCAATTCCACCATACTCTAATCCTTTAAGAGTATCAATTTTAGTTGCTGTATCATTTCCACGAGTTGGAAGATAAAAATCCTCCATCATGTTTTGTAAATTATAACGTAGATTATAATCCCCCGTTTGCTGATCCATATAAGGGGTTTTCTTCATCTTCTGTATTATCTTCTGCATATACGCATCTACTTCATGTGGTGGTATATTACCAACATTTACAGTAAATACACGTTTTTCAGGGGCACGAGTAATACGATGTAATAACATCGCATCTTTCATTAGCACATATTGCTTGTATGTCTTACGAGCAGGTTCAATATATGAACGACCATAAGGCAAATAGTTAGCATCAGTTAATAGTCTAAAGTGAGCTATTTCGTAGTTTTCAAATTTAATTTTTCCATCTCTATCCTTAACACGTGAACTCATACCACCAGCAGCGATTACCATTGGATCAATTCTAAAACACACGTAAGATGGATTTTCAGGATTTTGTCCTTCTTCACGAACCATATCATATACTGATAATGGTGTTACATTGTAAATGCCAAATTGTTCAGCAACCTCCATATGTAAATAAAAATCACCATATTTACACATATTTCTAATCCATAACCATAAATTAAATTCAATATTTAAAATATCATAGAATAAATTATATAATATTCTTTGAATATTTTCATCTGCACTTCTAATTTGTAATACTTCCCCCATTTCGTTTTTAAGAGTAGATTCATCTGAGATGATATCTAGGGTAGAAGCAATGATAGAGTCAGTATCCATTGCTTCATAGTCAGTATACAACTGGATACGAAGTGTTTGGTAGTTCATCGTTGGGTTATATGGCATATTAGCTCCGTAGCGATGAAGTTTAGTAAATCTATCTATAAGTGCATTAGTTTTTACGTTACCGAAGGCTTGGATTTTATCTACATCCATTACCTTTAATTGAGTACCGCCTACATTTCGTATGATTACATCAGTACTAAATAAGCGTGTTAATCTATTAAATAAACCTGGTTGGTTATCTGCCATTATGTTGTTTTATATGTATAAATATTTATTATCCTAATATCCATGATGCGTCTTCAAATCCCCCACGACCATCATTCATTGCATATGGATTTGATTGTCCGCTAGGTAGCAAGGGACCCATCTCATAGCTTGTTCTAGTAATATTAGATACCATTGCTCGATTTAAATCCATTCCTTGTTCATAAAATTTCATTGCTGTATCTCTTACAAATAATCCTATCCCTAAAGACATTACTAAATCGTCATTGTATCCGTTTTGTGCTTGAGCTTTACCATGTTGCCAAATAAACACACGTAATTCTTCTAATAAACGTTTAGAACGAAAAATAAAAGCCTTTTCACGAATATACGACTCCATTTTTGCTACAACAAGGGGTCTTGTTTTAGCAGATGTAGTAAAACCAGGAACAGTTTGTTCCTTTTCCATTTTATCCATCCACTTATCTATATTTACCTCACCATAAGTACGAGGTGAATAATATAATTTTTGATATCCTTTTTCTATAATTGTATTAATTACATCCCATCCGATATTTGCATTCTCGACCACCAGTAAAGCATTGTTATACTCAGTAGCAACAGAAACAAGCATATTTCCAAAAGTGCGGGTATCAATTTGCGATTTATATTCAGCCACCTGCTCACACGTTGTTGCATCAATGATATGGAATGCAGAATAGTCACTACTGTCACCGCGAGCCACATCAGCACATACAATATACTGCTTACTATAATTAGGGTACTGCCAAACCCAAAAATCACCACCCATAAAGCGGCGCTCGATAGGATCTTGTATAAATGTTTCTTCATAAAATGATAATAAATCAGGTTCAACTACTGAGTTTCCGGAGCCTAAAAAGTCACAGTCATATTCCTGAGCAAATTCACGAGGTGACATATTTGTTCTTTCTCTTTGCTCCCAAGCCTCATCTCTATCGGGGTGTAAATTCCATCTTAATTTAATTGCTTTGAAATCATTTTTACTTATTTCAGCCTCAGTATACATTCTATGAAACCAGTTACCAACTCCATTTGGAGAAGATAATGCAATGATACCTCCACCAGTAGCAATTGTAGGTTTAATACTTGTATATATTTTATCAATACCTTCAATAAACGCAGCCTCATCTATTAATAATAAAGATACAGCGTAAGATCGACCAGCATCTGATGCGGCTGATGTAGCTACAATTTC